GCCGTATTTACAAAATTACAAACTATGGCGGGCGGCTTTGGAAATGCTTTAATGGTCGTCGGCGGGGTTATTTTAGATTTTATTCTTTCGCCCTTAAAGCTTGTACTAATTGCGCTTTCTAAAGTTGGTAAATTCTTAAAAATGGACGTATCCGGGTTAGACGGGATTATTAATTATTCCTTCGGTCAGGCCGCGGCGGACCGGGCTATAATGGGTAAACAGGAACCTATAGGCGCTAATAATGCCATAACGTCGGCGGCGGCTTTAGTCGCGCCGGAAGCAACAAAAGCAGAAGTTAACGTTAAATTTGATAATTTGCCTAAAGGTGCGCGGACCGAAGTCGTTACACAAAGTAACGCGAACGTAAGCGTAGACCAAGGCGTTAGCATGGGGGATAATTACTAATGGCATGGCGAGACGAATTAAGACAAGCAAGCTTTAAAGGCGTATCGTTCAAGGTCCAGGATAGCGACCGCGAAGGTTCCCGCCGTCTGGTTATAAATAAATATCCTTTCCGCGATATACCGTTTACCGAAGACTTAGGCCGTAATGAAAAGAAATGGTCTATTTCTGGCTATATTGTTGGCCCTGATTATATGCAGGACCGGAATGCATTATTAGACGCCGTAGAAAATAGCGGCGCCGGGATACTTATACACCCCTACTATGGTACGATTAACGCTATCGCCGGCGAATGGCGGTTTCAAGAGTCACAAACCGAAGGCGGGTACGTTAGTTTTTCTATAGGCTTTGTAGAACCTGGCGAAAATATCTTTCCTGACGGCGCGCCGCTTCCCGCGGCTATGGTGGCCTTAGAAGCGGATGCGCTAATAGACGCGGTTCGTACTGATTATATAAATAATATTCAAGTTAACGCCGTAGCCGAATGGGTTAGGGATTCATATTCTGGCGGACTTACGCAAGCGTCTGAGGTTTTCGACAATATACAAAACTTAGGCGGAATAAATAGCCAGGGGACAGTAGCCCTTATAAACCAGGCCGCGGACTGGGTCGCGAACGTAGCGGACCTTAAAATTCCTTCGTTATCTTTAATTAGTGACATAGAAGCGACCGCGGATAAATTAATAACAACGTTTAAAGGCTTGCGGGACCTTGCGCCCAGCGCGAACGACAGCGGCGCTAACTTATCCCAGTTTACGGCCTACACGCTAGACCGTAGCCCTTCAAATACAGCACAAGCGAAAGTTAGTAACGCGAACGCGGGCGTAACAGAAACTTTTATTAAATCGGTGGCGCTTGCAAATGAAGCAAAGACCGCGACGGAACAAAAATTTACTTCTTATGGCGAAGCTATAACGGCCCGGAAGGTTTTGTTAGAAAAAATAGACGTCCTAGCCGGTGAAACTAAAAACGACACGGTTTACGAACAATTTCGCGCGGTCCGCCAGACGGTCGCTATAGCCATACCAGCGGACGAAGCCAGCCTTCCGCGCATAACAACCATAAAAACCAAACAGGACACCCCCAGCCTTGTATTAGCCTATGACGTTTACGGCGACGTTTCTAAAGAAGCGGATATAATAGCGCGGAATAACGTTCGGAATCCCTGCTTTGTTCCGGGGGGCGACGTAACCGTTTTAGAATATGAGTAAACCCGTAGCCCTTAAAATAGACCAGAAAACTTATACCGGCTGGACCAGTGTAAAAATTAATCGTTCCGTCGAAACTTTAGCGGGGCGTTTTGATTTACAGCTTACGAACGCCGACCCTATGCCTATTCCGCGCGGCGGTCCGGTAGAGGTTCTTTTATATGACCAGACTATTATTACAGGTTTTAGCGATAATATTAGGCCTTCAATAGCCCCAGAAGGATTTAGACTGCAGTCCGCTGGTCGTGATAAAACGGGCGACCTTGTCGATTGTTCCGCGCTGGTCGATAGCCAGGAACTTTTAAACGTTACACTAAGGGAAATAATAGAAACCCTATTAGAGCCGTTCGGCTTTATTGGAATATTTGAAGTAGACCCGCCAGAAAGATTTAAGAAATTTTCGTTTCAGGAAGAATCAGTTTTTGAAGCTATCGAGCGCGCTTGTCGCCTACGTGGGGTTTTCGCGTCTTCTAACGAACTGGGCGACGTTGTAATTCAAGAATACGGAAAACTTCGCGCAAATACAGGCTTAGTAATTGGTAAAAATGTTATTTCCGCGGGTTCTGATTTAAACGAAAAAACTAGATTTTCAGAATATAGGGTTTTTGGTCAGCAAGCCGGAAGCGATAATATTAGCGCAACAGCAAGCGCGGAACCGGAAGGCTTCGCCGCGGATAAAGGGGTTAAGCGATACCGGCCTTTAATTATTTTAGCGGAAGGGTCCGTAGATAGTGCTATAGCCCAAAAACGGGCAGAATGGGAAGCCGCGGTTCGTGCCGCGCGCGCGACCAGCGCCGAAGTAACCGTTCAAGGCTGGCGGGACTCTACCGGCGCTATATGGCGGGAAAATAGAATCGTACCTTGTGAAATGTCGGCGATAGGGATAACTGGCGATATGCTTATAAAGGAAATAAATTACGAACTGGATAACGACAGCGGCGAAAAGACTAATTTAGTCCTGGTCCGTCCAGACGCTTACCTAACAAAACCGGAAATAGAACAAGACGAAGCGGGCTATAATGAGTAATACCCTAAACCCTATTATTAAACGCGTCCGCCTTATGCTGGGCCGGGGAATCGTTCGCCTGGTATTGGATAATGAGGGTATCCAAAAAATGCAGGTTTCTTTATTGAAAAATGAAGTACGTAGCGCGCTGGAACGTTTTCAAGAATACGGATTTACTTCTAATCCCAGGGCCGGCGCGGAAGCCGCTATTATGTTTCTGGGCGGAATGAGGGACCACGGTATTATAGTAGGGGTAGAAGACCGCCGTTATCGTTTACAGGGCCTTACTTCCGGCGAAGTGGCAATATACACCGACGAAGGCGACAAAATCGTTTTAAAGCGTGGTAATGAAATAGAAGTTACTACAAATAAATATAAAGTTAATTGCCAGGACTACGAAGTTAACGCTTCAAATAAGGCGACCTTTAATACCCCATTATTACGCGCGTCCGGGGATATAATAGATAATTATACTACAAACTTTAACAGTATGGCGAACGGCAGAACTATATATAATCAGCACGTACACCCGGAAAACGATTCAGGCGGACCAACGGACGACCCGAATCAACAAATGTAAAGAGGAATAAAAAAAATGAGTGACGCCGCCTTAGTATGGTTTCCTTTCGGGGCCGATATAAATATAAGTAATGGGGATTTATCCGCCGATAACGGTTTAGCTACCGCGGTTATGATTAGCCTGTTTACGGACGCCCGCGTTCCTTATTTAACACTATTACCGGCGGGCGAAGAAGAACTTCGCGGTTGGTGGGGCGATATTGATACATTTAAAACCGGTTCGCTTTTATGGCTTATTAACCGCGAAAAGACACTTCCCGAAGTTGCTACCCGCGCGCGCGAAGCTTGCGACGACGCCCTTAAATGGTTATTAGACGACGAAATAGCCGGTAAAGTAGAAGTTACCGCTCAAATAATTAAGCCTATTGGTTTAGAAATTATTATTAAAATTTACCGCGGAAGTTCCCGCCGCTATAGTTATTTATGGGACGCTATAGTAAATTATGAATCTATTACCGTACAAAATACGGGAATTAGTATAGAATTTTTAGAATAAAGGGCTAAAAAATGGCATTTAAACGACCTACATTATCCGAAATTGTTAGCCGCGTTAAGGGCGACATAGAAACCAGACTTTCGACGGGTCGCCTTTTAGCGTCTAGTTTTTTATCTATTATAGCGACCGCGTACGCCGGCGCCGTACATTTATTACATGGTCATATTGAATGGGGAATAAAACAGCTTTTCCCAGACGCCGCCGAATCCGAATATCTAGCGCGCTGGGCTTCTATATGGGGAGTTAATCGAACTTCCGCGGTTTATTCCACTGGTTCAGTAACATTTACAGGAACGGACGGGGCGGTTATCCCGTCGGCTACACGATTAAGGCGTTCTGACGGCGTCTTTTATAGAACGGACGCCAGCGGCGCGATTACTGGCGGTACCATTGATATAGCAGTTACCCCGGTTAACGCTGGACTTTCCGCGGAAACCGAAGAAGGAGTCGTTTTAGAACTGGTTACGTCTATCGCTGGCGTAAATACAAGCGCCACGGTCGCCACTGGCGGGATTATTGGCGGCGCTAATTCAGAATCGGACGACTCGCTTCGTGAAAGACTTTTAGACCGTATAAAACAGCCACCACACGGCGGCGCGGCCTTTGATTATATTAAATGGGCTAAAGAGGTAAGCGGCGTAACGCGCGCCTGGGTTTATCCCCTGGCTATGGGCGCGGGAACCGTTAACCTTACTTTTGTTTTAGACGACGAAGCGGACATTATCCCCGACGCTGGGAAAGTGGCAGAAGTTCAGGCATATATAGACGCCGATACACTTATTCCCGTTACGGCTACTTTAACCGTCTTCGCGCCGACTGCAGTCCCTTTGGACTTGGATATTACTCTTACGCCTAACACCGCGGAAGTCCAGGCCGCCGTCGAAAATTCAGTAAAAGATTTAATTCGCAGACAAGCGGAACCGGGCGGAACTATCCTTATTTCTCAATTACGGGAAGCGGTCAGTATCGCCGCCGGGGAATTTGATAACGTTGTAACGTCGCCGACTGCAGACGTAACACACGCCAGCGCAGAAATTGCGACGTTTGGGGGTATTACATGGGCTTAAAAAATTATAAAAACACGCTATTAGGACTTCTTCCGGTCGGCCTGGCATGGCCCAGGGAAAAAGGAACGAATTTAGATAACCTAATTACGGCGGTCGCGGAAGAACCGAATCGCGTCGCTATCCGCGTCGCTGATATGCTTAAGGAATCCTATCCGCTAACGTCTTCGGAACTTTTAACAGACTGGGAACGAATAACAGGCCTTCCCGAAGCTTGTACGGGCGCCCCTGATACGTTACAGGCCCGCCGCGAAGCAGTAGACCAGAAATTAGGCTCAATAGGGGGTCAGTCTAAGCAGTTTTATATAGACCTAGCCGCTAAAATTGGTTTTGAAGTAACTATTACGGAATACAGTCCTTTTAAAGTAGGAAAGAACGCGACGGGCGACGCCTTAGCCGGCGACGACTGGGCTTACGCCTGGCAGATAAACGCGCCAGAAGAAACGATAAGAGAATTTAAAACGGGCCGTTCTTCCGTAGGGGAACCCCTTAGATATTGGGGGAATGAATTATTAGAATGCGTAATTTCGCGGGTTAAGCCCGCCCATACTTACCTTTTATTCGCTTATGGCGATTAAGATTCAAAATGCGAACTTGTTAAAACACCTATTTAGAATTACTATTAAGACCGAAGGGCCAGAAAATGAAAAAAATTGATAATAACACCGCTACGGAAACCGATACTTTTACAGACGGCGACCCGTCCGCGCCTACCCCGGCGACGACCTTACCAGCTTGGTATATGAATATGACTCAAGCGGAACTTGTAAAAGTTGTCGAAATGGCGGGCATTACATTAGACGCCGCGGAAGAAGGCGACGTTTTAAACAATCAAGTCGCCGAAGCCCTAGCGGTTCACGTCGCCGGCCTAAACTTTTATACTGACGACGGCGCCGCGGACGATTATACACTTTCCCCCGTTGGTACCGGCGCGGCGGAAAACACCGTTCCAGCGGCATATTTTGACGGAATGACTATTAGATTTATTCCTGATAACACAAACACCGGCGGCGCGGCGACCGTAAACGTAAACGGAATCGGCGACGCTGATATTAAGACCGGCGCGGGCGCTGGCGCTAATCCTGCCGCGGGCGCTTTAACCGCCGGCGTAAGTGTTCTTTTAGAATATGACTTAGCGAATACCGCCTTTAAAACGACGGCGTCTACAATATCGGCGGCCAGTAAAGCCGATATGATAGCGGAAACAAGCGCCGCTTTTCCTGACGCGGAAACCTTTAAGCATGGTAACGGCGTTTTTAAGGCTTTGGCTAAAGTTTATAGAACCGCTGGAACCCCCGCTATAGTAGGCGGCTATAACGCTTCGTCTATAGTAGATGACGGAGTCGGTATATTTACGCTTACCTGGGGTATTACTTTTGACGACGTCGACAATATGTTTATATTTATGGGAAATTCTCAATCGACCAGCGGCCAAGGTGGTAATGCGTCTACCGAAAGGAATACGGTACCGTCTATAACAGCCGTAAAAGTAAAAACAACAGATGAAGGAACGCCCGCCGCCGACGATGGAGTCGAGTTGGTATGGATTGGCGCAGTAGGGGAATTAGCATAATGAAATATTTAATTGAAAAATCAGACGGAACCGTTTCAATAATGATGTTAAGCGCAAAAGCTGACTCTGAAAAGGCCTTAAAATCATGGGAAGAATTAAACGAAAAAGCAGTTTCTTTTACAAAAGTTAAAGCTTCCGACATCCCTACCGATAGAACTTTCCGGGACGCTTGGAAAAAGGACGGTAAAAAAGTAAGAGTCGGCATGAAAAACGCGAGGAAGATTCACTTAAATAAAATTCGTCAAAAAAGAAATGAAAAATTAGCGGAACTGGACATAGAAACTATGAAAGGTAACGACGTCCAAAAAGATAAGCAGAAATTGCGCGACTTGCCGGATAACGTAGACCTAGAATCAGCAAAAACGCCAGAAGACCTTAAAAAGGTATGGCCCGCGGAACTGGCTTAGAAGATTTTTCTAACAGCGTTTTTATTTTAGCTTTATCGGCGTTACAGGCTTCTAAGGCCTTTTCGTCGTTCTGGGTGAGAACCCCCAGGTCTATATCTGTAATGGTATCCAGCGGGACGATTTTCGGCCCTGGCGTCGGTTCTGTAAGGATAGAAGGAACCGTTAAATTACTGGTTTCGTAAGCTACGGGCGTTACGCCTTTCGACCCGCAAGCGCAAAGACTCAATAACAGCGGGGCTATTAACGCAAGCGTTACCGTTTTCCTGACCTTCGATAATTCTAATATTTTCCGCATAGTC